TCTTTCATAATAAAATTCTCCAAGGTTATTCAGCCGAGGCAGCTTCCTCTAGTTGATCAACAGCCATGATAGAAGACTTCTGGGTACGGGTCAAAGATTTTAGCTTTGCTAGGAAAATCTCCACAAGCTTCGAAATGGCACCCTTAACTCTATCAGTAGCTGAAGCCTCTTTCAACTTTTTCTCTTCGAACTCCCTGTCAAGAGCGATCCGCTTTTCTTTTTGAAGTTGGCCCAACCTTGTGTTAATCTCTGGCATGGACTTTTTGTCGGCTGTCAAGGCTTTCTGCATCAATGAAGAAATCTCTTGTTGTATTTCTGCCACACTTCTACCAACAGATTCTTCAATATTCTTGACACGAGGAAGCAATTCAATTAGACTAGTAATATCCAAGGTCTGTAGTTCATTCAACACTTGTGCTAACTTAGGATCAACAAGTTTAACATTTTCAATAACACCTCTTGTTGTAACTGTTTCCTTGTACTCTTCAAGAAACTTCTTCTGCTCATCGTTTACTAACTCAAGAGCACGCTCAAAAGCCTTCTGGTACTTGACCGATGTAGTCTTTCTAGTTGTGTATTCTAGCATGGCATGCTTCACAGTCATTGACTTAGCCTCTTCCTTCTTCACCACTGGTAGAAGTTGAGATTGAATCTGATCAACCCGAGAAGCGATCTTCTTGGTGATGATGTTCATGACTGCTGCCTGTCGTTCCAAGAAGGCCCATTCCTTAGCAAGCTTTTGAATCTNNNNATGAACGAAGATTCAAGGTATAGCTCTAGTAACATATTTTACTCCGGGTTGTACTTATTATAGATCAACTATTTATGGAAACTCATTATGGAAAAATCATTGCTTCCCTATAAAGCATATTTGAAGGACTATCAAAAAGAGAAGTTCGAGGTTACATCTATTGTGCCTTCAGAGTTGCTAATTACCTCTGAAGAATTTTCGAGAGCGATTACTGATGCAATTAGGAATCAGATTGCCACAGTAGCTCAGCATAATTCAATAATCACGAGAAAGGAAGATTACACTAATTTGACAACATCGTACAGTGCAAAGGGATACTGCTTCGATGAGCAAAAGATTTTAACTCTATTAAAAGAAGTTTACGAGTCAGGGTATTATTCAGGATTAGATGTCAAATGACTGTATATCAAATTCTAAAAAATCTAGAAAACACTTCTTCTCGCAAAGAAAAAGAAGCCATCCTCGAATCTGAAAAGGATAACGAAATCCTCAAGGAAGTTATTCAGATGGCTCTGAACCCACATCTAAATTTCTTCATCAGAAAGATTCCAAACTATGCCTTTACCACCGAAGAGCTTTCACTGCAAGATGCTATTGAGCAATTGAACNNATCCGGTCGTACACTCACAGGAAACGCAGCAATCAATTTCCTAGCAGACCTTCTTTCAAAGTGTTCCGAAGAAAATGCTTATGTGGTTGAGCGAATCATCGAAAAGGATTTGAAGTGTGGCGTATCATATTCCACTGCAAATAAAGTATTCGGGAAAAATTTTGTTCGCGAATACCCGGTCATGCTCTGTGAAAAGTTTGAGAAGAAGCTTGTTGATAAGCTTCCTTGGTCTACTGGGGTTCGAGTAGACCTAAAGGAAGACGGCATGCGGGTTAACGTTACTGTCAAAGGACATGATGTCACCTTTGTTGCCCGATCTGGAAAGCCAATCGAAACCCACGGAGTTCTAGACGAGCATTTTATCCGGCTGGCAACGGCAGAATATCGAGAAGATGGAACTTCGCACGTATTGGATATTACCTTTGATGGAGAGCTTCTTGTTGTTGACGACGACGGCCTATTCATGCCTCGCAAGGCTGGCAACGGAATTTGCAATAAGGCAATCAAAGGAACAATTACCAAGACAGAAGTAAGCAGGTTTCGGGTTTCTTTGTGGGACGCCATTTCAACCGAATATCTAGAATCTGAAGTTTTCGGTTTGTCGCTCAAGAAGCGCGAAGAAGTTTTGGCCGACCTTTATAAGCAGTACGCTTCAGGCACTGTTGGCAACGCTCTTATCTATCTGACAGCTTATCAGTATGTCAACTCCTATGCAGAAGCCGAGAAAATTTTCAACGATTATTTGGAATTAGGGAAAGAGGGTGTTATTCTAAAAGACCCGAATTCCCCATGGGAGGCCAAGAGGTCAAACAGCTTCATCAAGATGAAAGCCGAGAAGACTTGTGAACTGCGAGTGACAGGTACTTTGGAAGGAACCGGGAAGTACCGAGGGATGTTAGGTGCATTGACTTGTGAAACAGAGTGCGGCAAACTTGTTACAAGCGTCGGATCGGGCTTCTCCGACGCTCAAAGAAAGGCTAATTGGGAGCTTGGATCAATCATTGAGGTAAAGTATAATGAAGTGATTCAAGACAAGCATGGAAACTATTCTTTGTTTTTGCCGATCTTCCATAAGATTCGACTAGACAAGACTGTCGCTAATACTTTCGAGGAACTTTCGTGATTGTAATTAAAACAGATTCTGGTTATGTGTTACAGCACAAGGGAATGGAGGTGGAAGTTAATCGACACGCCCATGTTCGAGACTCTTTCGCGTGCAAAGCTCTAGACGAGTTGTTGGAAGATATCGAAAATCTTGAGTATAATCTTGCTGAAAATTCAAAAAACAATCAGAGGAACTTTAAGTGAATAAGCTTATTATTTCTGTCGCCATCCTTCTTGGCGTTTCTGCTTGCTCTCCAGAGCTATCAGGAAACACCATAAATCGAGCGATATCCTTGTGTGAATCTAAGGGCGGCGTGTACGAACTGAGTGCACCGCAACTATTCCTTGCAGGGTTCGAAGTTGAAAACCTTTATACGGTCGAGTGTTCTAACGGGGAATTCCTTTCTTTGTATGGGCCTAACCTAAAATAAAATGGAGATTAATATGGCTAAGCCTGTTAGTTGTGGAGTGTTGATCATCAACGAGGAAGGAGAAATTCTCGTTGGCCTTTCAACCGGAAACAACAAATACGACATTCCGAAAGGTCAACTAGAAGAAGGTGAGCGACACATAGATGCCGCAATCAGAGAGTGTAAGGAAGAAACTGGCCTCGCATTCGGAGAGAAAGATTTGACCTTCTTAGGTTACTTCAATTATTCTAGGTACAAAGACCTAGTTCTATATATGACTATGATCCAGTCCACTTCAATTCAAGTAGAAGAGTTGGTGTGTGAGTCAACATTCAAAGCAAAAGACGGCAAAGAATATCCTGAACTAAGCTCTTTCATGTGGATGCCACCAGAAGAATACCAGACTCACATGTTTGCTAGTATGCAAAAAGTTTTACGAACAGTGTTCGAAGAAAGTACCTAGAGATTGTATACCCGACGACCATAACCAATTGGAAAATTATAGGAGAGTGAATTGATTGTTTTGAAGAACACCTTGAGTGAAGAATATCTTTACTGTAAAGAGTTTGTCTGCGCAAAAGAAATTGACGAGAAAAAGTTTTGTGTGGCTTATCTAGACAAGGGACTGACTCGCCCCACACTTGTTAACATGGAATACTGGAAGCCGAAAAAGAATGCTAAGCCAAAGTAAAGAAGACATCAATGAGCGGTTTCTAACAGCTTCAAAGTTTGAAATGATTATAGATAAGATGGTGTTCGAGTCAGACTATACCTATGTCGAAGCCATTCTAGAATACTGTGAAGAAAACTCGTTGGACCCAGAGGATACTGTAAAGTATATTAACTCTAACCTGAAGAAGAAGATTGAAGTAGAGGCAATAACACAAAACTATTTGCCCAGAAAATCAACTCTTCAATTTGAATTGGAAGAATAAAATGCCTAGAAAAGTCGAAGTGCTTAGCAATGGAGTATTGGGTTCTGGTGATTGGGTAATCATTAAAATTGATAACGAAGTGGTGTACGAAGGCCATCAACTCGATCTTACGACTGCACTTGACATTTTCAAATTTCTCAACGGAGATGAAGAGGTTATCAGGGTTGACCTGACAGATGAAGAAATGGAGAAATACTGTTGAATGCTTATAAAGCATACAAATACTATATCGCCCTCAAAAACCATTTCACCACTTGGCACTACGATGCCTTTAAGTACAATCTAAAGTCCAGTGCAACTCAAGAGTCTTTAGTACGTCGCAATGACTGTAT